TAAACAGGATACTTGGCAAGGACGATCTAAAGGAATGGCCAAGAGAATACTGGAGCAAAACTTCTGAAGGTCTTCATAGGAATTATAGGTTAAATGAAGTTAAGGTATTACCAACAAGAAGCCATTGATGAAACTCTGAAGTGGTTGGACACACAACACACTCATCCGTTGATTGTGTTGCCCACTGGCAGTGGTAAGACGATCGTCTTTGCAACGATCATCAAGCAGCTCTTTGAAAAGAACCCCGGTTGCCGTGTGCTGATCCTTGCTCACAGGCAGGAACTGATTGGCCAGGCTAGGGATAAGCTATTATCTGTATGGCCCCAAGCACCGTGCGGCATACTCGCAGCGGGGTTAAAAGAGTTTGATGTTAAGTCCAACATAGTTATTGCAAGCAGAGATACGCTGGCAACACCAAAGAGACTAGAAAATGCAGGTGAGTTCGACTACATCATTGTAGATGAAGCTCACCATGTTGGGCTTGAGAAAGCCAGCCGCTATCAAAAGATATTTAATAATTTTCAAACAAATCAATATTTGCAACCTAAGATATTTGGAGTGACTGCAACCCCATACCGAATGGGCCAGGGCTTTATATACGGTCTTGGAGATGAGTTCTTTGGTGGTGTGTCTTATCAGATAGGTATACCTCAGTTGATTAAGGATGGCTACTTGTGTCGGCTCTCGGCTTTTAAGGTGAGTGATGATGCGATCATCGATGCGTCT